GTCCATCTGCAGAGCCATCAGCTGGCGCATGGCGTCGAAGGAATCCACCGAGACCGGAGCGCCGGCGGTGATGTTGCCGTGCTCGGCGTGGAACAGGGTGTTGCCATCCTTCATGACCGGGCCCAGGCCGCCGTTCTGCTTCAGAACGTCGTAGACATCCTTTTCAATCGTGCGGCCTGCGGCCTGACCCAGCGCCGTGGTGATGCGCACGAAAGCGCCGAGGTCATCGTTCACCAGCACTTCCGGGGTGATCTGCAGGATGCGGCCCTTGCGGGCGCCCTTGATGGTCTCGGCCTCGCCATCACCCAGCACGCCGTTCTCATACTCGCCGGCTTCATTGATGGGCTTCAGGTCGGAGAATGAGGACAGGTGGTAGCGGCTGTGCGGACGGTAGTCGGACAGCGTGCCGGTCGCGCAGAAGCGGGTCCAGGTGAACTGCTGCAGGTTGTAGGCGCCAACCAGCACCCGGTGCAGCACGTTCTCCAGCAGAACCGGGAAGTCGCTGGTGGTCTGCACAGCCAGAACGCGGCGAGCCATCTGTTCACGGTCCATGCCACGGGTGTTCACGCCGGCCTGGATCAGGGAGCGCTCGGCCAGCGCCATCAGCGTGGTGTGCGTGTAGGGGTTCCCGTTGCGGGCAGTCTCGGCCTCAGCACCAGTCAGCACGCCGGCACGGGCGAGCAGCGCATTGACCTGGGCGCGGCGCTGGTTGTCTTCCTCCGGAACCACGTCAGTGATGCTGGAGCTGAAGTTGCCGGCCAGCGGCTGCCCGCCGGCCGCCAGCCTCGCCAGCAGCTTGCCGCGAGCGACGTCCTCGGTGATCGCTGCATCGGCCAGGCACTCGGCCTCCAGCGCCTGGACGCCGCTGACCTCACGGAACCCTGCGAAAACGGTACGGATGGCGGTGTTGCGAGCCGAGATGGCCGCCATCACCTGCTCGACCGTCGCGCCCGCGGCCAGCGGGGCAGCAGCAACAGGAGCTGCTGCGACCGGCGGAACCGGAGTGGAGGGTGCGGCCGGCGCCGGGGCGGCGGGGGCCGGTGCAGCCGGAGCGGTGCCCGCCTGCGCCATGATCAGTTGGCACTGCTGTTTCATGCTGGTTTCCTCAAGGTGGGCCACAACGGCCCGCTGGTGAACCTCGCGGAGCGAGGCGAAGGCTGAAGCGGTGGTGGTTGCCTGGATGTGCTTGCGAAGCAGGGCATGCACGGCGCCCTCCGTCCCGGAGATCGCGCTCACATAGGACAGCAGCGCTGCTGCCGCGACGGAGTCCGCAGGCTCGGGCTGCACGTCGGGAATGACTTCGCTGATCAGGCCAAGCGCCAGCGCCTCGGCTGCGGTAAGCCAGTGATCCTTGCGATCGGTCAACATCGTCTCGATGTCGGCCGGGTTCGTGGCGCGCCCGGAGTACGTCACCAGCATCTGGCGCCCGTACACGTCGATCTGATCAGCCCGTTCGCGCAGGTCACCAGCGAAGCCCCAGCCACCGCCCTGCGGGCCGTGCAGCATCAGCATCGTGTTCTCATGCATGCGGCGGGAACTGCCAGCCATGGCGATCAGGCTGGCGATGCTGGCTGCAACACCATCCACGGTGACGTTGATCGTCGCCGGGTGCTGTTTCAGCGCGTTGTAGATGGCCAGCCCATCGGTGACCACGCCGCCATCGGAGTTGATGCGAACGTTGATCACGCTTGCAGTCGTCCCGGCCAGCTGCTCAACCACGCTGGCAGCAGTGACGCCCTCACCCCAGAAGTAGTCGCCAATTGGGCCGTAGATCAGCAGCTCAGCCTCACCGCCGCTGGTGGTGTTCAGCGCGAGGATCGATTTGCCCTTCGCCTCCGGCTGCAGCACCTCGATGTCGCTTGCGTCAAATGCGAAGGTCGCAGCCAGGACGGCGCCGAGCGACGCAGCCATGACGTTGCGGGGGAGGTGATTCATTGCACGTCCTCAGAAGTGGTTGGAATGGAACTGCCATCAGAGTTGGCCTGGGCCACGCCGGCGTCACTCACCTGGCCCGGATCGCTGTCCAAGGTGATTCCCAGGTCACGCGCCCACTTACGTTCGTTGCGGATCTCTTCCAGCGTGTCGTACATGCGTCCACCGCGCTCGCTGATGACCGACGTGAGCGAGCGGATGCCAGCACGGATCATCATGCGAAGGCCGGTCGCTTCATGGACCGGGTTGATCCACGGCATCACCGGCGGCATGTACATCGCGTCGGTGATCGTGGTCATCGAGACGCCGCTCGGAACGACCAGCTCGCCAGAAGCAATTGCAGCCCGGATGAAGCGCTCGTAGATCGGCCGAACGATCTGCGAGATCACCTCATAGGCCAGAACACCGTATGCACCGTACTGCTCAACCAGCTCCTGCCGCTGAGCGGAATAGGTGCCGTTGTAGTTCTTCGACAGCGACGAGAACGAAACCCGCATACCGCCCGCAACAGCACGCAGCTGCCCGTTTCGGTAGGTCTCCAGGTTGGGATTGGGGCGATTGGTGTCGACGGTGCCAACGCTCTCACCCTTCACCAGGTCATCGAACACCATGCCCGGCTGGAACCGCATGGTCCTGCGTTCCGGCACCGTATCGTTCTCGCCGTAGCTCTGCGCATCACCCTTGATGATGAAGGCAGCCATGCTGGCCGCTATCTTGGCGGCGACGCGCTCGGATTCCTCGTAGTCCTTCAGGTCGTCCAAACGAGTCAGCACCGACGCCAGTAGGCTGACACCGCGCACTTGGCCGATGCGATCAACCATCTTGGCGTGGTGGACGAAGTCAGCGCTCACACGCTTCACTTCCGGCATGACCGCGTTCGGGTCGCCTGGATGCTGTTTGTACAGGTGATACGCGATGGGGCGATTCCATGCGTTTCGCTCCACGCCCTGCAGGATGTTCCGACCGGGATCGTTCAGATCCATCGGCAGAAGATCAGGCTCCATCATCTCGATGCTGTAGGGCACAACGGTGCCATGGTCGAGGTACGGCACCGGCCCAATAAGGTCCTGGTACAGGACTTCACCGTCGCGGAACAGGGTCCGGGTCATCAGGCGCTGTGCCGCGCCGAAGTCATGGCACCAGGTGACCTCCGGACGTTTCCAGAAGTCGCGCAGCAACGGCGTGATCTGGTCAACCAGGGATTCCACGATGTTCCCGTTTACGTCGCGCGGCTGCGGCTCGATGCCGATGCCATCGCGACCGATCACGTTCTGGACCATCTGGTTGAAGCCGTTCACCACGATGTCGTGGTTACGGTCGAGGTGCCGCGCCTGGGTGCGGATGCGAGTCGCACCGCTGGCAACCGCCGTGTTGCCGGAGCCAAATTCACGCGCGGCCTCTCGCAGGCGACTGGGCGTGGCACCGTCGTAGGCGCTGCTGTAGGCCGCAATGCGCGCACGCGCCATTGCGCGCTTCGCGCCCCAGCTAGGCGCTACGGCAGCAATCGCACGGTCAAGGCGGTTCACTGACGCCCCCGGAAGTCTGCAAGCGCCACAGATACGCGGCTACCGCCTCGCGCCTGCATGCTCACCTTGGCCTCCCATTCGCGGCGGCCTGCGCGGATCTCCGCCAGGTCAGCGCGATTCAACTGCCGCTCGCCCATGCGGAACGACTGTCCCTGCAGTACCGCCACTTCGGCGGCCAGGTACATTTCCAGCATGGTTTGAGCGGGCGTCGGCATGGAACTAGTTTGGAGACGAAGCCGTCTCAACCGTTACCAGCGAAGTGAGACGATCACCACGCGGCGCCTCGCAGAATCAGTCACTTACAAGGCGGCCGTCTCAATCTTTGCCAGAAGTTGAGACGGACTCCGGATTCGTCATCCGACTCTCGACGGTTTCGGCAGCCCACCCGGGAACATTCGATACAGCGCCGCTCGCGATACACCGTGCCGGCGGCAGACCAGTCGCCAGTCCTGGCCTTCAGCCAGCTCCGCGCGGATCACCTCCACGCGTGAGCAGGGCTTGTCCTGCCCGGCCGCCTTGGGGATGTGCAGGCGCTCACCACCGTACTCAGTCTGCAGAACGGTCATCACCGCCGTCGCGTAGGGCATGGCGTGTTCCTCGTTCAAACCTGTTTGCTCGACAATCCCTCGAACCACCAGTCGACGCAGCTGCTCCGCCGCGTCAATGTCACGAGAATTGCTCATAGGCGGCTGCTCCAACCGCTCGACCCGAAGTCATCGCGCGAGGTTTCACGGGAATCGCGCGCCACTCGCACGGGCGCCGGCGAGGGCTTCCGCTCGACCTGGGCGGACGGCAATGCCGGCACCGCAGCCACCGTCGTCGCCGCGATAACGTCCGCAGCAGGCGGAAGGCTGAACAGATCGTTCTCAGGCTGCACCTGCTCCTCCAACTGATCCCACCACTTCGCCTTCTTTGGCCCCCACAGATCGAGCCGTTCCTCCAGCCATATCTCGTAGGTCAGGCAGTCCTTGACCTCGATCCGCTTGCGCGTCGCAGTCCACCTGGACTCAGACCCACCCTTCATCCGCCGCGTCGCACGGATCTCGCCCGCCAACTGCTTGAACCACTCGGGCGAGAGCTGATTGGAGAGGTGCACGTAGCCAGGCCCCGGCGTAGCGACGTCCAACCTCGACTGGAACCTATCCTTCGCGAGGTTCGTACCCACGTGCCAGAGCACTGGCCCGTGCTTCTCGATGCGGCCGTTGAAGCGATAGCTCACACGGCTGTTGCCATTGTCGATGGACCGTTCCTGCCCACTGGCTCCCTTGACGGCATGCACGCGCAGCGCTTTCAGCTTGTGAGCGAACGCATACACAGCGTCAGCATGGTGACCGCCGGAGTCGATGGCAGTGGCATAGATCCGCTGCGGCCGGCCGCCGACATGGGTGTACTCCTGCTCGCGCAGAAACGCTTCCGCCTCATTCCAGACCTCCATCTGAGCCGGGTTGCCGAAAAACACGCGGTGGTCGATGGTCCACATCTGACCACCTCGCCCCACGCCCCATATGCCCGCCTCTAGCCGATTGTCCTGGGTATCCATGCCACACAGGAGCAGCAAACAGTCCCGCGGCATCGTCTTCAGCGGGAATGGTTCCGCCCTGTTCGCCAGCTCATCGGCATCGGTCCGCTCGACCTCACCCTCCCAGGTCTCACCCCGAGTCGTGTTGGTCCACGCTTTCAGCTTGCTGTCGTCACCTTCCTGGTGCTTGGTGTACGCCTCCAGGAACTCGCGGACAATCTGCTGCCACGCAACCGCCGGGCTGTACGCTGTCCAGATATGAAGCGCCACATGGCGCGGCGCAGGGACCGTCTCGCCATCCGGGGTCGTGAAGCGGCCATCTGCGCGGAGCCAGAGGTCACCGCGCGAGTTAACCCATTCGCCCTGCTCAGCGGCCAGCAGGTACTCACCCTGCGTCATCGGGTAGGTGCAGTGCGGACAGAGGTGGTACACGTGAACGACGCCGCCATCCACGTCACGCTCGAACTTGAATCCATGTGCTTCGTCCTTGCCACCCCAGGTCAGCGCATGGAATGAATCGCACTGCGGGCAGCGCACCTGGTAGTTGAATCGCTCATCCGCCTGGGAGTAGCGGGTGTCCACCAGGCTGAAGCCCTTGAGCTTCGGGGTGCTTCCGGCCACCAGCTTGGGGAACGTAGCACCTTCCAGACGCTTGGCCGCCAGCGAGTCCGGCGCGCCCTCCTTCTCGATGTCGTTGTCGAAGGCATCAAGCTCATCGAGCAACGCGACATCCACGGAGATACGACGGTAGTTCTTCGCCGCCTTGCCACCGCGCACGCGCAGCAACGAGCCGATGAACTTCTTCTGCTGCAGCGTGTTGTCCTTGTGCCGGGCAAGGTAGGCCGGGAAAACTGCGCGCATGCACTCCACGTCGCGCAGCATCGGCTCAAGCTCTGACTTCACGAAGTCATCGGAGTCGTCGTCGGTCGGCTGCCAGATGCATTGGTTTCGGCGTCGGTGCTCTGCGTTGTAGCCAAGGAAGGCGAGCAGAATCTTGGTGTAGCCAACACGCGCCGACTTCTTCACCGAGACCTCGGCCACGTCGTCGTTGCTGATCACTGCCATCATTCCGCGCTGGAACGGCCAAGGGGTCCACTTCTGCTCGACGTAGCTCGATTCGGCGGAGAGATAGAAGTGCTCCCGAGCCCAGGCTTCCAGAGTGATCGGCTCCTGTACCGCCCAGGATGCTAGCCCGCGCTGGAGATGGCGCTCCACGGCCTGCAGCTGGCTCGCATCGATTCCACGAAGAAGCGTCATTCGCCTTGATCCTCGGCATCCACCGGCGTCGACGCGGATGCGTCCTCATCGGCGTCCTCATCGGCATCCACATCAGCCAGTCGCATTGACGCGGCGAGGTTTCGTGCCTTGGCGACAATCTGAGTGACGACCTCGACATCTGCCGCCTTCAGCTGCGGAAGCCGGCGGCGCAGCGTACCCGGGATCGTCTCCAGGATGCGACCCGCCCGCGCTCCTACCTTCGACAGCACCTGTTCCATGAGGTGTGCCGGTGCCAGCTCGCCCCGGGTCACAGCGTTCTGCATCGCCAAGCGGTCAGCCTGCTCACGCGCCAGCCGGGCTCGTTCGGCGGTCAGGTCCTTGCCCGCCTCGCCGCCGCGGCCCGCAGCCACCTCCCGCAGGTGGTCGCAGTAGGCAAGCAGCCACTCATCGCCTGCAGCACCATCAGCCAGCACGCCACGACGCACCAGGTCGCTGACTGCCTGCTGGGAAATGCCCACCAGATCCCCGAAGGCGCCCTGTTTCATCGGGCTGCTCAGATCAGAAACCACTACAACCCCCTTGGAAATGCTTCATGACTAGGCACAAATTGCGCGACCGAATACCCGTGGAATCTGAGCCTGGGGAGGACCCATCGACCTGCCCCCACCCCCCTGCCCCACCCGCCCACTGACCCGAGCGATGATTCGCGTGGAACATGCAGGCTGTCCCGACCGTCCCAACCATCAGTGCGAGGTCTGGACGCCCGAAACCCGCGCCACCTCTAAGCCGTCCATACTGTCCATACCGTCCACACCTATTTTTTTTATTGGAGTAATTGAAAAGTGAGCTGGTGTGTTGGTACATGTACGCGCGCGAGGAAAGGTGTGGACGGTCGGGACGGCGCTGTCGCAGTAGGCGGCAGGTCTGGTCAGTGGTTTGGACGGGTGTGGACGGAGCCGGGGAGGTCTGGTCAGAAGTCAGGTCCACTGGGGGCCTCCTGCTTTGACCGCTGAGCGGTTGCCAGCCAGTCATCGATCGTGAGGCCAGGCCTGAACCATCGCGGCTCTCGCCCACCATCGGGCCAGCGCCTGCGCTGCTGCTCCCAGCCCAGCGTTTTCATGATGGCCGCCACCCGCATCTGCTCGGGCTTGCCGTGCTTTCCGGGGTCCAAGCCGATGGCGTACGTCAGCAGGTTGTCCGTGGTTGCCCAGTCGATCTCCGACGCCATTGCCAGGCGTAACGGGTACTTGCTCGGCTCCATCCGAACGTCGAGCCATTGCTCAACCCTGCCCTCCCAGCTGTCGCCCACGTACCTGCTTGCCTGCTCTTCCTTCGCGTCTGCCGGCAGCTCCCACCACTCGAACCCAGCGTCGAACATGGTCACAGCCTCGGCCCAGAGCTGGTCGCGCTGTGTGGCGATCAGTTCGATCTGCACGTCTCCGTCCGTTCGCACGGGAAGGAAGCGCCGGCCGCCGGTAGGATCGCGAAGGTACTGATGCTCGTTGGTGGTACCGGCGAACACGCATTCGCGTCGGTAAGACCGGGGCACGCGCTCATAGGGAGCGCGGAATTTGTCCACGCGCCTGGTGATAGCGGTCTTTACGCTGGTCACGTCTGCCTTCGAGAACGAGTCCATCTCGCCGATCTCGACGCCCCACGCCCCTTGGATGACCTGGTAGAAGTCTTTGCTGCTTGGGGATTCGCTGGTCTCGACAAACCATTCGCTGCCAAAGATCGCGCGCAGGGCACTGGACTTCCGCTTACCCTGCTCACCTTCCAGCACCAGCATGAAGTCCACCTGCGCGCCCACGCTGGGCTGCTTGGCATCCACCCACAGGATGCGTGCCACGGCACTTACCATGAAGCACTGCGCTGCGCGCAGGCTGTAAGCATTGTCCGCCGCGCCGAACAGCTCAACGAGCATCCGCTCGACGCGAGGCACACCATCCCACTCCAAGGCACCGAGGTAGTCCTTGATGGGATGACGGCGGTGCCGGCGTGCGACGGCGATGACCGCCTTCAACACCAGGTCATCGCTGCACTTCATCCAGTAGCGGTCCGGGTGCTGCAGCCAAGCCGCCAACTCGTAGGCATCCGAGTCGATGAACTCATCGCGGCTACCGCCCGTCCACGGCGGATCTCTGTGCAGCTTCACCTGATTGCTGGAGTCGTTGAGCCACCACAGCCCCTTCAACCGATCATCGTTCTCCATGATCAGGATCAGGTTGTGCAGCGTCCCCTCGACGTTTCCGTCTCGATTCCTGGTGAGGTTCGACTTCCAGGCATCGGGATCTACCCCGCCATCGCCTGGCGGTGGCGCGCCGCCACCATCGATCACCGTCATCCTGCGCCTTGTCCCCACGCTCATTCCCGCATTGCCTTTTCGTAGCCCCGCGCCAGGCGCAGGTATTCTTTTGCCCGCTCCCGGCGCAATCGCCTGGAGTGCTCATGTGGGTTTTCCAGTGCCGCATGCGCTGCGAGCCGGTAGGCTCGGGCAAGCTTGGCGTCGGAGTGCAGCAGACGTTCTTCCAGCCTCCTGTCACGCGCCATTGGCAGCCACCACGTCCAGCTCAATCACGCGGTTTGCCGCCCAGGCCGCAAGCTGCCGAGGTGACCAGCCATCCCGCTCCAGTGCATCTGCGATGTCCCAGCCATCGGGCTGGCCCGTCACATCCACGAAGCGGATGGACTTGGCGCCTGCACGCTTCAGCAGCTGGGCGACACCCGGCTTGAACTGCTCAGCGTCATTCCTCCACCCCAGCATTGCCTGCCGCCCCGGATTGTCGGC